TTGGATGCTTCCTCATCCTCGTTTTTTCCGGTCCGAACATGGACTCAAACACGCTGACTTGGGTTATCGGTGCGCTTTTCGTTTTCTTTAGCGCGTCCGGTATCGTCTACCGCCGACTTTCCAATTGACCATTTACCGACAGGACACTCGCTATTCGCGAGAATCGTTTTGGTCTTGATGAAACAACCGCACAAGCCGCATCGGTCGTGGTTTCGGTCCGGGCATTGACGACAAATGTTCATTCTTCTTTCTCGCTCGGATAACGACGCTTTGTTGTTGGCGAGAATGTCCATAGCCGCGCGTGAAAGGCTCTTCGCCGTACCCGTAGTGAGCGGGACTCCCGCGATTTTTGGCGCACGGCCAAGTCGTTTTCTCATAGAAACGCTCTTTTGCTACGGCTACTTGGTCTTTGCTATGGCGGAGCGTATCGTGCGTGCATCTTGCAAATTCTGCCAAGACGCAGGTCGTGATTCATTGGAGAAAATGATGAAAGACGGCTTGATTGATGCGAAACAACTTGACAAAGACATGGGGTGGCGAGAAGGCACCGCAGACCGCCACTTTCGCAACCACATGGGCGACTATCACATGGCTTCAAACAGCGAGTGCAAATTCTGCACATCGCCACAGCGCGAAAACCTTGAGATGGCTTACTTCAACGCCTCCATGACAACAGAACAAATCGCCACGGACATTCAAATTCCCGAATCTACGGTCTACCACCACCTCAAACATCACCTCAAACCCGTCGTGCAAAAGGGCGCGGCTGACCTCATTATTGTTGAAGCGGGTCAAGAAATGGACTCATTGAGGCACAACCTGTCGCGAATAAACGGCGAATTGAGTCATTTCCTTGACGACGCTGACCGAAACGACCCGCAATATGTTCGCAACATTGTTTCGTTGCACAAAGAAGTGCGTGAAACCGTCAAAGACATGTTAAGGGTGCAGGAACGCGCGGCTGGAACGACCAATGAACACATGACTGCTCAAACTATCAACATCCTCAAAGTTGAATTGGCGAAAGAGAGTCCCGAAGTGTGGGCGCGTCTTCGTGGCAAATTGATGGGTGGTGAGTGATTGGTTGGCGGACCCGAAGGAAGCACCGCTGGGATGCGTTTCAATCCGCGCCAAAGTGCGGAGGAATTGCAAGACGATTCTTCGGTGGGCCGTGAAGACTCCGAAGAGCGTGCGCGACACGATGCCAAAAAACGCGAAGACCAAGACAAGCGCGCTAAAATGATGCAAGGTCTCCAACACATGAAAATCAAAATTCCTCAAAAAGACCTTGAAGACGAAGAGGATAGCCCAATCAAAGAACAATCCGAACTCGGCCAAATGACCGGCCAAGTAGGACAAAGTGAAGCCAATGCAGGTGCAAACCCGCGAGCAAGCGGTATGGCAGGCACTAACATCATGCTCTCAAACAACTTCATTGACGAAGCGTTTGACCTCATCCGCAAAAAGAGGGACAAACCTGCCTTTGACACGGAGAAGCCAAAACGGACAAAAACAGTTGAGGATGTCAAACAAAGAAGGCGCGGCCTCAAAGGTGGAAGGCGCAGAAAGCGTGGTGATGTTCGCGTAGAAGACAAGAAAAGAAAGAGAGCAAAGAAAGGAAGCGGTCGGCCTCTTCGCTCCGGCGCAGGGCGCAGACCTGCTCTTGCTTCAACATTCACCAGTTCGCGCGCTCCTTACACATCGTTTGGCACGGGCTACACCTACGGTCAACGCACTGCACCACAGCGTTTACCGGGTTTTACTGGTCGTTCGCGAGCCAAGAGAAGTTATCCCGACCCTCGTCAAAGAGAACACGAGGCCGACCTGCAACAATACCGACAAAACCTTCCTTTGCTGGACACCTCTCCTCAAACGCCTACGAAAACCGCAACTCAACGCTTATCCACACCCATACGCGGTCGCGGTAGAAAGAAGCCGCACAGCAAAGCAATGCGACAGCCAAAACAAACAGACACTCCCGGTGGAAAAATCATGTCCGAAGCGACATCCCTCGCGGGTGGTGGTGGTGGCGGCATAGGTTCAACCGACGCCATTCTCGCTTCCGAAGAGTTCCTACATAAGCGCGCACAGAAAGTCAAGTTGAGCATTTCACCACGCGACCGCATTGAATACCGACGATTGGTGGACCAACTCAACCACTTAATGCGACGGTTGATGCGCAAAGAAGACAAATCCATGCAAGGAGCCACGGATGGTCCTTCACCCAATTCATCGGGCGGTCTCACTTCTTCACCAACCGGCGCGACCGAGACTGACCCCGAAGACGACGCTACAACATGGGGCGCGCACGCTTACGACCTTTACACGCGACGAGGCGGTATTGCATGAGCGACTTCATTCTCAAGGGGAAGGGCGTCTACGCTTACAGTGACGCGGAGGATGAAGAAGGTGTCATGGTTCCGCACTCCCTTCCGCCGAAAGAGTCGGACCATGAGGGATTGTCTCATTTTCACATCAATTCAAGGACCGGTAAACCGTTTAGACAATTGAAGCCCCAACTTTTGGGTCGCTTTCCTATGGAAATCGCGGCAGGCGTTCTTGGCCGTGAAATGGAAGAACAAGGTAAAGGCAGTTTGGACAGTGCGCGGAAAATTTTCAACGATTCCGTGGCTCGCTTTAACAAAATTAAGCGCGACAATGGTGATGATTTTCACACACTTCCAATGCCCTTTGACGAGGATGGGAGCCTGCACCCCGAATACAAAAACAACCACTACGGCACTCACGAAAGTCGTCGCGTTCCTTCATCACAACGCAGAACGCGAACAGAAGACGGTCGGCTCATCAACAACCACACCAACAACAAAGCACACCCGACTCTCGGCATTTTTCTTGAGTCGGCGGCATTGCATTTTCACAAAGAATTGCGCGATTTGTTGAAAGAGTATGGTATTGATAGCAGTATTGGTGCGCGACAAAATGTCATTGAACCGCAACAAATTACTGGCGGTGTGACTCGCCGCTATCACTCAAACGAAGAAGACCCAACATCCAAAGAAAACACAACCTTCCCTTCACATTTTTCACGACAGCACGCCGATACTGCGGCTTACGGTGAAATATCACCGATGTCCATCGTTTCTGTTCTACCCAACGATTTCTTCGTTCCTTCTGCAAGAGGAGGCATGTCCAGTGACATCATGAATCAATTTATGGAGATGGGGTATGACCAACCCACAGCGCGACAAATGGCTCGCGCACCCGTCAATCAGTTGCTTTACGGTCGCGGCAAAGGAGGAAGTCCAACGGGACTGCGAATCATCATGAACGACATAAAGGACAAGTTGCAACTTGACCGCCCCGAAATACGCGAACTTTACAATAAACATCGCAGTCATTTTTCGCCAAGAGTCCGCGGTGGCGACCGCGGAAGGAACCGCGCGGCTATTGACATTCTCTCCATGATGATGACAGCGAAAGAGTTGGACATTGATGTTGATAAATTGTCTTCGCGTTCAGCCGCCCCAAAACAAATCTACGACAACTATGTCAACATTGCATCCAACCAAACAAAACAATTCAGCATGGACGACCTCGTCATGGCGGACAATCAACACCCTTTGACGGACAAGACGAGCAACGACTACTCGCATTTGCACGATGCGTTTCCGGGTCACCTTAGCGGTGGCTCAATCGGTGCGGAAATCAATCCACCCGACCCTGTTCTGCCCCCTCAAGACCCTATCACTACCATGCCAGCCGACAATGTGTCACAACTCCCACTTGAAGGCGACCCCCTCGGTGATGCTGGCGGTTCAGCCGGTTTGGGAGGGGGCGGCGGCGATGACTTCGGCGGTGGCGGCTTTGGCGGCGGCTTAGGCGGTGGCTTAGGCGGTGGCTTTGGTGGTGGCATTTTCCGACGAGGCGAAGAAGACTCAATGGGCGTTATCGCGACCATCATGGAGCGCGTTCAATTGCACGATGCAGGAGGCTCTATTCTCAAAAAATACGACCCGATGAGTGCGCTGGACATGGCGCGATTGAGTGATGAAGTGGGTGTTCCCAGCATCACAGTTCGCGCGATTGCAATGTCGCTTGGAGATTGGAATGTTATAGCGAAATCCTTTAACACGACGCACGATGTGGTTCGCGTTATCAAAAGGTCTTGCGGAGGTGCAATCAATGCATAACGAATGGGAAATTGAATGGAACAGCAGTATGCTAAAACACGGACGAGACTTGGGCACTGTTGATTTTTTGATAAGGAAAGGGGCGAACACCTCCGACATCAATTATGTGCTTTTCAACACCTCCGATGACTCTTGGGAACCGCTGTTCAAAGCCGTCGCGGAGCGCGACAATTCCCACCCCGACATTGTGAGAAAGAATGTTGACATGACCATGTCGCGCGATTATCAACCCGCTGTTATGAGAAACATTGCTGGTAGTGATGTGCCCATTCGCAGTGGCAAAGACATTCGCAGGTTGGCAGGGGCCGAACGAGCCGCACAGTCTTACGACAAAGTGCAAAGCGGTCAAGGTGGTGCAATGGATTATGCGCGCGTCGGTGATTACGGCGGCGCATTCAAACGAGTCTTGCCGACGCTTGCTGGTGCTGGTGCTGGTTTCATGGCCGCGGGTCCTGTGGGTGCGGCGGCAGGAGCGGCACTCGCCCGACCGGGTTTTCGCGACAGGATGAAAGAAACCTACCGCAACATCATGCAAGGCAACAGTCCTCGTGATTATTTCAACTTCCTGCGACCGGCGATAGGAGAAGACGACAACCGTTCAACGGCAAACGCTTTGTCGCGCCAAGCAAGAGACGCGGCTGAAGGTGGTGATGCGAAGTTGCAAGCAAATTTGCGGATGGCGCGACAAAGCGGTGACCAAGACGCCATTGACGCGGCAGAAGAAGCAATTAGGAGGAATCAAAACGACATTAACAACTACACAACAGGCATCGCGAACAGGACGGAAGGCATACGAAACATCACTGCTGAAATGGCAGGCAACACCCCAACCGGAGCCGCCCGTGACCCAGCAGTTGACGCTGTTGTTGAGCAAGTCAACCAGCGCGCGGATGAGGAGCCGGATGAGTTCCCCGACCCCGACGAGTTCCGCGAACCCGACGAGTTCCCCGAACCCGACGAACCCAACGAGCCAGCCCCACCTGCGGTCGCGCCTCGTCGGGTTGATGGCGGCGGAATGGACCCAAGCGAACAAGCCATGCGCGCCATGTTTTCGCGAGTCAACAACGAAAAGGGCACAGGATACGCTGGCGGCAAATCAATGGATAAAGCCATTGAAACCGCTATGAAGAGCGGTGTGGATTTGAGCGACACTTCGTTGAAAATCACAGATGCCATCATTGATTCGCTCGGTTTAAGGAATAACCAAATTGGAAACGCCATCAAACAGCGTCTCATGGCTGACCCGCGCTATCAAGCCGCGGTTCAATCGGGCGATACAGAAGCAGTGAAAGAAGTCGCCGAGGATGTTGTGGACCAGTTCCCCGATGCAGTCCCCGACGAAGAAGAAGAAGACAACTTCCCCGATGCAGTCCCCGACGAAGAAGAAGTAGTGGACAGAAAGCCGAAGTTGGTGGGCATGTCCGAAGACAAACACGAAGCATCGTGGGATTTGTTGTTAAAGGGATTGAACATAAGGTGATGTCGCGTGGAAGCCGTTACCCTTGAAGCAATTGAAGAGATTGACTTTGAGGTAGCGAAGCGCGATTTCAAATTCTTCTTTGAAGAGATTCTTGGGTTTCAACTCTCGCATCATCACCGAGACTGGTATAACAACCTTGAATCGCGCAAGCGGTATTGCGTTAAAGCCGCGCGTGACCACGGCAAATCAACGCTCTTCCTCGGCTACATGCTGTGGAAGACAGCGTTCAACCCTAAGACGAAGGCCGTGTTGATTTCTCACAGCCTGCATCAGTCTATCCACCACATGCGCACCCTCAATGACTTGATTGACGGTGTGCCGTTCCTTGCAAAAATGAAGAAAGCGGACTCGTGGTCAAAGACCTTCTTCGGTTTCAGCAACGGGTCTAACATCAGCGCGAAGTCGGTCGGTGGTGCTATTCGTGGTATCCACCCCGACCTCATTCTTTGCGACGACATTTTGTGGGGAACGACGGACACCGAACTTGCTCGCGTCGCTTCGTGGTTCTACGAAGTCCTCGTGCCGACACTTCACCACACTTCCAAACTGATGATTGTTGGAACGCCGTTTACACCGACTGACCTTTACACAGAATTGGAAAGCAGGGAAGGCTATCTCGTTGAAACCTACCCAGCCATCAACACCAAAGGTGAGGCTCTTTGGCCGGAGCGATGGGACTTGGAGTCGCTGGACGCTCGTCGCAACGACATGCCAGCCATTGCGTTTGCGCGCGAATATCTGTGCGAACCGATGGACGATGTGAGCAGTCTTTTCCCTTCAACGATTCTGCAAGCCGCTAAAGACAACACGCTCAAATTGATTGAGCGCGAAGTAGGCGACCCCGATGACCAATACTTCGTCGGTTGGGACCCTGCTATTTCATCGGACCGTGCCGCCGACTACACCGTGATGGTCGTGCTTCGTCGTCCATCAACCAATCCCGAATTGCTTGAATTGGTTCACGCCGTCCGTAGGAAGAACATGGATTTCCGAACGCAAATCACCGAGATTCAGCGGTTGAATGCAAAGTTCAACCCCGATGTCATAGAGTTGGAGGCGAACAACTTCCAGCGCGTGTTCGCAACTGAACTGCGCGCGGATACTGACCTTCCAATCAAGACTTTTATTTCCACACGCCAACGCCGCGAGTCGCTTCTCATGGGATTGGTGTTGCGCTTTGAGAATGAGCAAATGCGACTGCCGTGGGGCGATGACCGTTCAAGGACAATGATGTCGGAACTTGAACGAGAATTGCTCATGTTCGGTATGAGCAAGAAAGGACGGCTTGACAGCATCGGTCGTCACGACGACTTTGCTATCGCTCTCGCGTTGGCTCATTGGGCTACTACGGAGTTCCGTGAGCGCATCGTGGACTTGGACGATATAATGGAGGG